CCACGTTACTTCAAAATACTGATTGGGCAGATCGGGCAGTGTGGTTGCGATGAGATCCACAAGCTGAGAATTCTTCACGGCCATAATTAAACCTCCATTACTTACTGTTGAAAATTCTGTCTAGGTTCTGCTGGGCTTTGGAAACAGGGTCTTTTGCTGCACCCTTGTTTGTCCCCACCGACTTCTTGCGTCCCTTTGAGGGGCGCAGGGTGGTGCCCTTGCTACGCTTCTTCATCTTGGATTTAAGATCCTTGACGATGATACTCTCACGGTACTTGTCCGTGACAACTAGGTGGGCCTGCTCTAGGGCTTCCTCAATCTTCATAGGCTCGCCCTGCATCTGTGCGCCACCTGCGATGGCATCAGCCATCTTTAAAACTGCCCAACGATGCTCACGCTGTCCAGCGGGGAGATCACTGAGTGTCTGTCCAATGCCCAGATCACCGTACACTTCATTGAACGGCTTCATTGAGTCACTGGAAAAGAAGATACGAATCTGTTGATCAATCGCACTCTCTTCAACGGCAGTATCATGCACTGTCTCTAGGCTAGGCACCTGAATTTCAGGAATCCGTTGCCGCATTTCTACCATGTCCTTATGGTTCTTCTCGATCAGATCAATGAGGGGTTTGGCTTCTTCACCGTACTGCTCTTCGAGTGCTGCCCGGTCAAAGGTCGATGGCTCTTCCTTCTCCGGTGCCGGGGTTTCCTTGACCGTGCGCCCAAGTTTGGCATAGTGCTTTGACAACTGCGTCCCTGCGTTGTAGAGGTTCTCGAACGTCCGAATTGCTGCTTCGGGGTCACTCGTTATCAGTCCACTGATCTCTTCGTCTTTCCACCCATACCGCTTTGCTACCTGGATGTAGGCTTGCGGAATTGCTACTTCCTTGGTTTCTTCCTCTTCAGACTCTTCTTCCTCAGATTCCTCTTCTTCCTCTTCCTCCGGGTTAGGCGTTTCGGATTCTTCCTCGTCTTCGTCGGTCTGGCTTTCCTCTTCATCAGGTTCCAGTTCTTCTCCGGCTTCTTCCTCGGACTCTTCCTCATCGGCTTCCGGTGGTGCTGGTACTTCGTCCAGCTTTGCTAGGCGTTCTGCTACTGCATCAAAATCAATCTCTTTCTCTTTATGCTCTTCGTGCTCCTGGCCTTCTCCATCTTTCGGGTTTTCATTCACGTTCAGAAATGGCATGCTAGTCCTCCGTTCGGCTTCCTCTCGCGAGGGTTAGGTTACTTGGTTTGGGCTGTGCTTTTCTTTTTGTTCTTACCTGATAGCTTGGTGAAGCCAGTTCGTTTCAGGTACTTGTCGTGCTGCCTTGGCGAATCGAAACCAATGCATCCGTCTGGTCTGACCTTTACATCTGGGAACAATCGCTTGTGTTCAGCAGTTTGAGATGGGCCGATGGCTAGTGACTGGGACCAAAAGGTTTCCCCGTATTCTTTGCTTCCCGCACCTGCACCTTCCGCATGAAAATCGCGCCCTGTCTTGCCCCCGCACTCACACGTGAGGGGATCATCACACTGTGACATTGGTCGTTGAACATCCGTTGACTTGTCACACTCCTTACACTTGTAGACATAAGTCGGCATTACTTCCTCCGAAAACGATCAAGCTCTTTTTTCGTTAGGTTGTTCTTTAGGGCTTTCTTCTTGTCAGAGATGTTTCCTTTAACAGCTTTGAGCGCGTATGGCTTCTTGCCCCCAACGCTATCTTTCATCTTACTAAGGTGGGTCTTGACATTCGACTTCAGGCTTGACACCCAGTTGCGACCCTTGACTTTCGTCCCGGCCTTAATGGCCTGGCGTGCTGGGCCACCTTGATGCTTGACACCCTTGATTGACTTGGACGCTTTCTTCCGCAGTGCCTCAGAGGCTTTCTTCTCAGCCTCAAGTTTGGCTGCGGCTTTCTCGTATGCTGTTGCCATTATCTTGCTCCCTGTATAGAACTTTGCATCATTCCGGCAAGTTGCTGCGCGTCCTGGTTCATCCCGCCACCACCGGCTTTGGGCTTGTTCATTGGACTACCACCGTTCTGCCGGATACCAGCCATGCCTCCAGGCACACCACCAGGAGCACCTTGGCCACCGGCCTTACCTTCAGGCTGTGGTCCCATGGTCACCATCATCTGGATTCGCGCCTCAAACTCAGGATCAGCAAACCAGTCTTGCACGTAGTCAGTCAGTTCCAACTGATCGGCAAGGTCAGTGAGTGACTTCTGGAGATTAAATGGTACCATCATCTGCATACACGTTTGTGCTGTCACTGCCATTGCTGGCACAACGTTCGTTGCGAACTCGATGATGCGCTTACTCAGAACCAACGGATCGAGCGCAGTCATGGAGCGCGGCTTGATGTCGAACGCATAGTTGAAGTGCTCACCCCTACGCTGTTCAGGCGTAAGCTCCATCTGCTCACCGAAGTCATACGGAGGCTCTTTGATCCAGTCACGCTTGCGTGCGATCAGCGGAACCTCAAGCATCGGATCGTAGTGATAGAACCACGCGAACGACCTGTTGATCTCGGAGGTGAAGTCGTAGATCATGCCACGACTGTCTTCGATGGTGACATTCGCATTTCCCTGTAGGATCGTAGCTTGCGTAGCAGTGTTCGTCTGGGATGCTACACCAGCCATCTGGTCGGGGTTTCCGGCCATGTAGTTGAACCACGTCTGGAGGTTGGTAAGCGCCGCGCCGGTCCCGTCCTCTGCACCTGGGGTTGACACCACCTTTGCAGAATCAGGATTGCCAAGCACGACTTCACCGTCCATCGCTTCCCGCATGTCTTCAGCCTGGTCAACATTGGCCGGGTCAACGACAAACAGAGTCTTTTGCGCATCAGCACGCTCCATCTGTTTCTTCATCAGACGGTTCGCCATGATATGCAGGTCATACCAGATACCAACCGGCGCTACTGGAAACGGGTTCCCAGGCACAGGTTGTGACAGTGTTAGGTAACGGTACGGTCCTTCGGAGGGTCCGTAGTAATCTTGAATACCAATGTACTCGTCCAACTGCAACTGTCGAGGATCAGGAATAGTGATGATCGACTGCATGTTCTGGACGTAGACCTCGACAATGTCAACGTAATCTTCCATCTCGTACATCGTGAGATTTGACATGTTCTTTGTTGTAAGTCCCGATGCCCTACGGTGATCATTGTCATCGGCGCGTGACCTGGGCAACTGCATCACTAGATCATGGTTGTAGTTGTCATTGTCCAGCAGCAACTGCCTGGGTATGCGTGACTGGTGCCCTACGAAAGCGGCTTCCTCCAGGTTACGACATGCAGGGTCAATTACGAAGTCATCAAAGTCAACGTTGTCAGCGTACACTTGACCAGGGTCAATTCGTGTGTCACCGAATTCAATCATCTGGTCTGATGCTGATAGGCCGATCTTAACAATCCCCATTGCAAATAGGGCGTCAACGATTGCACGCCGAATGATCGTCTTGAGTTTCAGCCTCTCATCAAGGTCGTCAAGAGCGAGTCCTAGCATATACGCATACGACTCGTAGTCACCTATCTTGGTGGTGACCTTGTTGATCGGGTTGCGCATGACTAGGTTAGGAACAAGGGATCTAATCACATGGTAGATCATGTTAATCGGCTCGTCGCCTTCCATACCAGTGTCTTCCCGGTAGTAGTGGCCAACGTACTGTCTGATGAACATTGCCCGTGCACGCTGGAATCGCTTGATGCGGTCAAAGCCTTCTTTAACACTGCTCTGAACCTGCTTCTGTGTGCTATCCTTTGGCATGGCTATATCCTAAAATCAAACGTTGATTTACGTTTCTTTCTCCTGCGTGTGTCACGCAGCAACTGTTTCCTGTGCGCGGCTGTTCTCAGTGGGAAATCAGCCTCCGTCTTTGCAGTCTTAGACATGTCACTGTCGTCCAGTGTCAGTGCATCGGCAATCACACAATCACCGTGTGTCTTCTTTGCTGACGCGTTCTCTTCCACTAGACAGGAGGGTCCAATGCCGCCGTTATCCAGGTACATGTAGCTCTTCATTTCCTCCAGTGCGAATTCACTGGGGTTGATGTACCCACCATGCGCCATGATCCTATCGTACTCGCGTAGAAGTTCTTCCTTGTCACGTCCTCCTGAACCGGAGTGCCACCCGTAGGTTTGTGTTTTCTTCTCACGGACGGTACCAGTGCTCTTCTTTCGGTAGTAGAATGGGTACTTGTACTTCTGCACCATCTGTCTTCCGAAGTCCCATCCTGGGCCATTGTTCTCCCATTTCAGAAATGGCAGGCCAGACCTGCCGCCAACCCACAGTGCAAGCGCCACTGCTATCCGCGCTGCCTCATAGGGTGGTGTGTTCGCATCGCGCCACTCAGCAACCTTGACATGTGACTCTCGGCACTTGACTGAGATCACAGTGTTCGACGCGCCCTGTCCCTTACTAATGTCGATCCCGAAGATGTATGTCTTCGTCTGGTCGAGCCTGCCGTCCTTGCCTAGTTTCTGCCACACACGCAGTGGCCCAGCGCGTTCCATCATCAGGACTTTCTTGCGGTCGCGGAACTTAATGATGTCAGCTATGCCATCGTTCGCCACACCCTTCACAAAGTCAACTTCCCACCTGCTCAGTGGTTCACGTGCAAACAGTGCCTTGTGTCGCTCAATAGTCGGAGCGTCAAAGAACACTTGACCTGACTCAACATCGTCGGCGTCAACTTCCCTGGCCATCTCCATCCTAGACCTGACTTTCTCTTCAGCCAAGTACCAGGGTGACAGTATCTTCCATGCTCCTGTTATTGGGTCTTGCTCTGCGTATCGGTTCCTACCCTTGTCGGGGTGGTTCCACCACATAAGCGAAAACACCTTAATCTGTCTCGAACTCTTCCAGCGGCTATACTCAGTTCCAGGCCCAGCCACAGTCGAATTAACGATACGCATAAGACCCGCATCTCGTGTAGCGGATCGCATGAGCCTTCCATTCTTGACCTTCGCAAATTCATCAAGCAAGATAACAAGACGCCTGTCACCTGATGCCGCGTGTTCCGTGGTTGATTCTCCATCTATGCAACTCCCGTTCCACTCGTTCTTGAGGTGCATCTTTGTCCGATTCTTCCCGCCCGGCAAACAATCTGGCGGCAGCATCCAATCGGGCAACCATCGGTTAATGTAATCATGCTTCTGGAATAATGCTTTCATGTTGCCGGACTTATCAACATAGTCTTCAGTACGCGACAACTCAAGCAACTGGCTATCAGGTCTAAACAACCACAGCCAGTGAAGGAACGCAACACAGCACCATGAGGCGCCCATGTCACGAGACTTGTTGACAAGGATGTCCCGGTCCTCAAGATCAGGCTCGTCCAGCAGTCGAACGAACTGGCGGTACAAGTCATCCTGAACTTCCCATGTGATGAACGGCACGTCCGGGTGCTTAGCCGGTATTCTATTACCATTGGTGTCAACATCGAACTGGTGGTACGTCCACACAAAAGCATTCACCCAAAAAGATGGTGACCTTTCACACGCTGACCACAGCGCACGTTGGTAAGCAG